CACGCTTCATCCAGGATAGCTTTCTAAGAAAGTCTTATATCCTGTCCACGTGCTTTTTTAACCTCCAGATGAAGCCACTACCTTGGAGGAGTCTTTTAAAAGGAGACTAACCTTATACAGCTTCTCTCTCAATATTGATTGCTGCATTGAGATCACGATCGTGCAGGGGGGGGGTGATATTCTCACCCCCCATTAAGTTATCTTACAGCCTACCCGGCGTACATCCGGGCCATTCCCTCTTCGTTTCGAATCTCTACGGTGTACTCTCCGATGATCATTCCCTTCACCGCATCTCCGGTAGCAGCCACCGGGATGAATTGGTAGGAACGCCCCTGAAGAGGCACCACATGCACCCGCCGAGAGCTCACGGCCAGAAGGCTATTGGCCGGCATCCAGCGGCTAAGAACAACCCGCTGTACACCAAACACGCTCTCGTAGGTGGTAACCAGATTCCGATAGATAGTCTCCTCGTTCACCACCCTGACACGAGAAGTGTTGAACCCATCAATGATTCTCTTCCAGTTAGCATCCACGCAGAGAACATCGAGATCAGAGCCGCCATTGTCCCAAGCGGCCTGCAACACGTTCCCCAACCAGCTTTCGGTCAGAGTAGCCACAGACTGCGCGTTGGTGGTAAGACGTGTAATGATCCCATCCATAGTCCGATAGGCTGTGGCACTACCCAGGGTATTTCCAAGAGACTTACCGAGGATAACAGCCTTCTCCAGATCACGAAGAGACTCCCGCATTCTCTGCTGCTTCTGGTAGTCCGTCTCGTCTGTGATTCCACCAAGCTGAGTCACAGCCTGCATGGTTCCGCTCACAATTAGATCCTTCTTGAGTATCTGAGTGTAATTGGATTTCCTGGCGCGAGGCCGGGAAATGTCTCCGCTTACATCAGCTCCTTCCAGAGCAGCATCACTCACCACTGTAAGTGTAGCACTGGCTGCGGAACTATTTGCGCTAGTTCCAGCGACAGCTCTGTTCACAGTGATAGTGTTGCCTACGATAGCGCTGATTTGCATGTATTCACTTCCACCAGCGCCGATAAGAACAGCCCCCACCTGAAGATGATTGGCCATTCCGTTAGAGATGCCGATAGCTGTATCGGCTGCTGTTGACGAGATAGCGCTCGCCGTTAATTTGTTGGGAGTTAGACTGTCTTCCAACCCGTGTTTATCTACTGTTTCCAGTAGCACCGACTATCTCTTCCCTCTGCAAGAAATCTGCGACAATTTCTTCAGCAGAGTGGGACGGTTTGTAGTGACTCGTATACTTCTCTGGAGGTTCATGATCATCTGAGTATTTGAAATCAAGCTTATGATGCATACTCGGAACCTGCTCAACAAAAGGAGATATAATAGGACGAAGCTTATGATAAGCATCTACTGCCCCAATACAAAGCTTTACCGAATGTGTCTTACGGCAAGAGCAATCATATTGCAGCCGAGACCTAATATCTAGCTTCTCTAGAAACCATCGTTTAATCGTATCAGCCTCATCAAGGCGGAAGCCTTGAATATTAAACACGATATAACGACCCCGAGGTTTCTTTTCTCCTTTCAGATTTGTATGCCATCCAGAGATTACCATTTGACCATCATCCATAAACCAAGTGGCAATCCCGAGAGGATCCAACTGATTGAGCAGAGCACCTTTCACTATTTTTACTCCTTTTGGATATAGCTCGTTCCTCAAGCGAGTAAAAAACGAATGGCGAACCGTCCAAAGATGATAAGTTGGGAATTCCTTCCCATTCAGCCGATTTATATATATTCTAGGCTCAGATGGGCAAACAGGACGCAGCTTCTCCAGCTTCCACTGAAGATAATCCAGATGTGCTGGAGAAGCGCATGTGTAAAAACATGTATGCCGCTGCCCTGCTTTCAAGTATCCGTCTCCCATCAACGATCCTAGTATTACCTGCCGGCCTTCTTTCGATAAAGGATTGTGCATGTTCCGCTATCCCTATCTACTCTTTACGATATCACTTAGTCTGTACACCTTCCCTAGAACTGTTTAAGTCCTTTGGGCTCGGCTCGGGATTGCCCACGGCATTACCCGTTGCGGGGTTCCCCGAATTTCCATCCTTTTATATGAGCAGCTTTTTAGTTTACTCATGCCCATTATGTTATGATGCCATCGCTTCCATGGCATCTCCACCACTTTCATGGTGGTGCGGACTATATTATCAACCCTGTAGGTTGTCGGGTACTTCGAGTTCGCTTGAACCCTACGAGCATAGGCTCTAGTCTCTGAACCTTCTCCATATCTTTTGACTTAGGAGCTTGGCTGCTGATTGTCCATATATCTTCAGCTGTTTTCCCGCTTTCAAACCCGCCCTTTCGAGTCATTTTGTAGCCTCTGAAGTTTTAGGAGTTTCCAGCAATTCACCCGATACACTTCTTTGTATTGCTACAAAGAGGGCCAAATGTTTAGCACGTTACGCGCAGGATAAGGTGCCTGCGCAAGAGCGTCAAGAAGAGCAGTCTCAAATGGACTGATCCATTTTCTTACCCCAACAAACAGATTGCTGAGGCCAAGGCGGCTTTTTATCCGCCCTTTCTGCATGTTTCCATGCAGATGAGGCCATATCATCAGGATGCAGAGAGAGCATCCTGGAGAGCGCTCGTGGACCCATTACTGACGGTTGCCTCCGTCGCGGGGTCTGGCCGTTGCTCCTTCAGGAGAGTATTCTTTCTAACTGTCTGCATGGCTTCCTCTCCCGCTCGGATCATGATAGGCATATCAGGAATCTTTCCCTGACTTAGCTGTCCCATGAGTTCACTCTCTTCACGATAGAGCTTGCACAGAGCACGCTCAACCTTCCTATGACAGGAGCAGCAGAGAACGCGAAGATGTTCTATACTGTTCTCCTGGTTCAGGAAATAAGGCACAAGATGATGCACATCCAGCCGCTTTGGAGAGTCTCCGCAGATTGCACAGGAAGTTCCATAGTGCTCAAAGCACTGACGGCGTACCTCCCACCACTCTTTGGTGTACCGAGGCTCCCACGGAAACTGCCTTCTGGAAAATTTTCCAGAAGCCCACGCTTCCTTTGCCCAGGCACTTTTCTTTTCCGCTAGCTCTGGATGTCTTTGATGCTGTGTTCGTCGAAGCTCTAGCATCTTTTCCCGAAACTTCGGGTCTTGCCACTGCTCTTTGTGCCGTTGAGACATTCTCTCTCGATATTCAGGATCCTGCCATCGTTCCTTTGCCTTGCTGCTAATCTTTCGGCAAGTTTCAGACCCGGGGGCAAGAACCCTCTTAGCGGCTTCGCTGGCTCTCTTTCTTCTTTCTGGGAGTGACCAAATATCCTGCTGCTTTGCGCTCAAACGAGCTCGAAGATCTTGATCTTCATCGTAGCGCTTCTTGAGATTCTTTGCAGCTTTCTTAGCTGTCTTGGCCTTCCATTCTGGGTCGGCCCACCGCTCTTTGGAAGCATTGCTGAGTCTTTGTCGCATCTCAGGATCCTTCCACATTGCTTCAGCTGCTTTCCTATGCCTTTCTCCCATGCCAGCTAAACCTTCTGCTCTGTGTTTAATCTACCGGGACCATCAGATCGAAATAATGTCCGAAACGTCTTCTGCCACACCCCTGAATGTACTGTCACTTCCTGTTACGTCGTATATTGCTTTACCTGTAAAAGTCAATTTCTATTCTCCCATTCAAACAACGCTTTATTCCTCTCACACCATCACCGTAAGCTGCCTTCACAGAAAGAAGGCCCATTTAGCATGAAGTAACTCCTCCTTTTATTTTGTTCTTGCCACCCCACACGCTCGGTGTGTATGATATTCATTCAAGAACACCAGCACAATAAAATTAAAATGAAGCGCTATAATGTTCACTTAAAAAGTGTCCGGTAGTGAAATATTTTAAGCGCCAAAAACTCTCTTTCTCTTTCGCCTCGCTACTACATCTGGTCTTCTGCCTCTGAGAGTAGCAGCCATTGCCGGAGACAAGATCTTTCCCCGAGAACGAACCAAGGATCTTCTGCTAGCGACAGCTTTTTTAAGAATCAATCTAGGCATTTTATCCTCCTCCCTGGCGTTTTCGAGTTTTCTTAGTAATCCGGCGAACTTGTACCTCTCTTTTTTGCATTCTGGCGCCTTTTTTCTTTAGCTTAGCAAGCTGCTGCTCCCACCAGGCTCTACCTTCAGGCCCCGTATTCGTAGATCGAACAGTCTTTCTGGCCTTTTTTATGTCCCTGGCAAGGTATTTTCGGTTCAACCCATAGCTGACTTTACGATTCCTAAGTCTCCTGGTTAAGCTATAACGTCCTGTTCCAGTAGCACGCAAAACCTTTCGAACCAACCTCTTGATAGCCAAGTTAATCTACCCCCACTAGCGTCTCTTCGTTCTTTGCCTGTTCGCAATTGCACGAGCCATAGCCTGTTTGAATTGCGACCGAGCAGCTTCTTTGTGCGCCAAAATCTGACTTCGTGAGATAGCTTTTTTAGAACCGCCGCTCCTGGACCACAAAGCAGCTCTAGCCTTTCTTACGCTGAGAGGCTCACGGCCTGTGCTAGCGCGTGCAGCCACTCTAGACCTCGAAACACTTTGAAGCCGTGACCTTTGCATTCTTGCGACAACATCTGGAACTCTGCGATAGGTGACCCGAGTCGGAGCTATCTTCCTAGCAATCAAGAAAACATCCTCCCATCGAGAGAAAGCCGCTCTTTCCAGGGTTCTCCCCGGGAATCGCAAAAGAGGCACCTGGCAAGAGCGAGCAAAAATATTATTTTCCGCGTTTCAAAGCTTGATCATGCTGAGTCTGAATATCACTCAGCTCTCGCTTCCTCCGTTGGTACATAGCTATGTCTGTAGGGCTCCCGGTCTGTGCCGCACGCTTTTGTGCTTCACCGACCTCAGTGGACTTCATTTCCATAGCATTAGATAAAGCCGATGCAGATCCTGAGCCTCCTATAGTGCTAGAAGGCTTTTTGAGCCACGGAGGAAGTTCCTCTCTAATTCCTTCGTCGATGTCGAAGGTGAGCCCATCTTTAGCTCGGTATTTCCATTTACCCGTAGAATCATCATGATAGAGATTATCGCGGAAGTACTTCATTCCGCCCTCTAAAGAAACTACATCGTTCTTGACCAAAGCATCTGCTAGCTGAGAGTCTCGCTCAGTAAGACTGCGCTTTTCTTCCGCATCCAGGCGAAGTCTCTTTTCAGTCTCCACGATTCCCCGAAGACCAGCAAGTTCTTGATCATGCTTCTTCTGCAGCCACACCAGACGCTTATTGAGCTCGTCTTCGGTTCCACCAGATGCCAAAGGCTCCTCTTCTCCTTCAGAACCTTCTTCTTCTCCCACCATACCAGACAACATGGTCTGAAATTCCGACCACTGTGTAGAGAGCTGCCCAATCTGCTCTTTGAGCCCTGCGTTCTCAGCCTGAAGAGTACGCTTGTGATCGGCTAGAATGCTATTAAGCTGATCTTGAGTAAAAGTCTTTTCAGTCATTCCTTGAGTTTCATCTGGCATGATATTTTCCTTTCTTACCTGACTTATTAGTCAGTGGTTGTACCTGCTTTAAGCAGTAAGTTTGACCTGCCTATTTTAGAGATAGGCAATTATCCCTCTCTTTATCTCAACCGACCATAACCAGTAGGAGTTTCCAATCTCTTCTTGATTTCCTTAGAAAGCTTCTTTGGCTTTCTAGCCCGAGAAATTTTTGAAAATATCTGAGCTTTTTTCACAAGCGCACGCATGTTCTTCTTAGCATAAGCCATAACTACATCCCAAATGGAGAGAAAGTGGGTTTAACTTCTTCTAAAGTGTCTGTCTCAATGTCTACAGTTTCCATGGTACTTTTAGGAAGCTTCCCTAGAAGCTTAACCGCAGCCTTTTTTTCCAGAAGACGCTTAAGTGTTGGGCTGCGGAACTGCCCTTTGACCTGGGTCAGTAGAGCTACCTCTTCCTCTACTGATTCGATGCCAAACTCTTCTGGATAATCAATTACACCTTCCCACTCCCGGCCCAGCCACTTCTCATGCAGCTCATGAATGCGCCTTTCTCCAGCTTCTAGCCGATCGGCCTTAGAGGCGATAGCTTGATTAGCCTCGTTACTCTCAAATTTATATGCCACTCCAGAACGGGCCTCCCGAGTGACTCGGCCAGTAAGTCCCCCCAGTCGAGAAAGACGATAGATCTCTTGCACAGCCTCACGAATCATGTTCTGAATGAAAGATGCCGGTTCCGTGGATGCTGTCAGAAAATGAGGAGGAGTACCTCCCGTGTTATATTCTAGTACGTTATTCGTGCCTATCACGATCTCTCCTGGGGTCAACTGACTCCGTTCCATCACTAGAATATTCAAACAACGCTCGTAAGCCTCATTGTCAATAAGAGATCCCCAATTCAAAATCGCTAGATTAATAGGTCCTATATCTCTTAAGAAAGAATTTCCAATCGGAGACAGCGGCGGAGTTTCTCCACAGTAGAAGGTAACCAGAGGTACCTCTTTCAGAGGATGATTTCCCCCTCCTCTATATTCCACTTTGTCTCCTGTGATTCGATGAATATGCCACTCATTACGAGTCCAGGTACGATATTGGCAGATACCGCCCTTTTTTCTCTCAGAAAAAGAGTCCAATTCTTCAGAGATTTCCTCTCGAATGCGTATCCACAAAAGCTTTTTATCTTCTCCATACTCCCAATTAGTCAAGCACAGAGGACTCACCTTAACAAGATAGGGATGGAGTTTCATTTCTCTGCGCTGCTGTTCGTTAGCAGGCTCTTCCTTGGTTCTAGGCATATCCACTATCACATGATATTGCCCATAGGTCAGCATCCAGATTCCCACTTCCGCCATAAAGCGGTCGATAGGAGTCCCGCATTGATCTACGTCTTTCCAAAACTCTTCTAGCTCTTCAGCTATCAAAGACCGCTTCTTTTTTCGCTTGTGTAGAGGCTCCGTAGCTACACGAGCCGCTTCCTGATCTGGAGCAAGAAACGCAGATTCATCTGGAGAAGAAGGAGGAGAAGGAGTCAGAACAGGACCTCTATCTTCCCCGGGCTCAGGCTGCCGAACCACACCCTTACGAAAGATATAGGACATATAAGCATCAATAATCGTCTGACAATAGTTTGGATAAAAAGCACGAGCCTTGCGCTGACGGACACTGGTAAGACTCTCCCTCAGATGTCGATGTATCCAGCGAACAATGTCCGGCCCCCCGCTGTAGCAATCCTCATAGAGCTCCCACCGATGCCGATATTTGGTATATTCTGGATGGGTTTGCTCCAGGATCTTTTTTAAATCTTCTGAGGATTCTCGATAATTAGCAGCCATTAGCTCTGATACCCCTCGGTGTAAAATTTATAAAAACTAGTTCTTTTTGTTGCGTCCAAGGTTTAGAAACCCTCTTCTTTCAAGAGAGGAAGGAAAACACCTTTTGAGAAGAAGCTCACCCCTCACCGAAATAAGCTTCTTCTCAATTCGATGCGTCTAGTCAACTGTTTAGTCCTGAGATTTTCAAGTTGGTAAGTCTCTACTCACTCTCAAGCCCTCGCCTTTTAAGAAAGGGTAGTTGACCTCCAAGCACTAGTCAGATATTTCCAACTAGCGAGAACGCTTTCTCCGTCGGCGAACGCCATAGGCGGTTGCTCCAGCGGCGCCAACAATTGCACCTCCAGTAATTGCCCGACGAGTACCGGTCCTGGTTGCAGCACTGATGATACTGCTCCTGCGTGTCGGACGCTTGGCCGTGCCCTTAAACACCTCCAAACCACCATAGATAGTCTGTGACTGGCCTGGACGAGTCCTCTTGCTTTTACCCTTAGTCTTCCGCACCCCTCTCAGAAGCTTTGCCTGAGCCGAGCGCAGTCCTGTTGTAATCCGACCTCTCTTGGACACCTTTGCAGTCCTTGCTGCTACAGATTTACCAACCTTTCCACCAACGGAGGCTAAATATTTTGCCGTAGCCATCTGAAGCATTCCCCCTTTCTCCTCCTCTCTACCGGTCCACCGCTTTCGCTGATGCGGGAGAGAAGCGGAAAAAGCAAAGCATTAATAAGCCTCTCTGTTTCACGCCGCAAAATCTTAAGAAGTTTTCTTTCTTTTCTTCTTCTTTTTCTTTTCTTCTTCGGTTGTTAGCTTATATACAGCAGTACCTGCGCCACCAGCTACAGCCCCCTCAGCCCCAGCCATACCGACTTTCTTGATACCCCTCTTCCGAGCTTTGATAAAGCCAAAAAGCCCGGTAGCTGCAGCAGCATAAGTCTCTCCAGCACTAACAGTTTCAGATCCCTCGATAAACTTCTCTCTTCGTGTCTTTGTCTCAGACTCTTTGGCAGCTCCTTCGAGCTGCGGTGTCTCTGTCTTAGGTTTTGGAGTCCGGCGTCTAGGATTCTCCGGGACAGTAGATTTGGGAGTCTCCACCTTGATGATGATCTCTTGCTTCTTCCTACGAGATCCCTTTGCTCTCCGACCTCTAGAGGGCCTTTTAGAGATCTTTAGAGGTTTGGCTGGAGCAGTTGCCTGGGTCTTCGGAAGCTTGTATGCTCTAGCCAGATCTTCCAGAGTAACTGGAGGCTTGGGCTTCCTCGCTATCCCTTTGAGCTTCATCTTGAAGAAGATCGCTCTCAGCATTCTTCTTGATAGTGCTCGACCCATTATACCTTTCCTACTTCGATAACCCGACGAAGAGGCGTCTCTAAAGCTTGTTGAGACTTGGCTTGAGCCTGTAGAGCCTCTTTAATTTTCTTCTTGTGGGATTTTTTGATCTTTGGAGGACGCCCCCGCTTCACAGAGGTATGCATTTTATCCCATGTATCCGGAGGAAACCACATACCTTTCTGCGCACCAGGACCAACCCATTTTTTGTAGTGCGGAGGAGGCACTAATTGCCCAGCACCAGGACGCCCCCTGCCTAAAGCAGGAAAAGGCATTCCTTTGGCCAGAAGCTCAGCCCCTTTGGCTTGGGTTTCAGCAATTAGCTGTGCCTTTCTAGTAGCATCAGCTGCTCTCTCAACACTGGAAGCAGCTCGAATAATCTGCTGAGGAGCTCCTGTGATCATACCACCGGCTTTAAGCCAGGCCCTGGTCTGAGGATATTTTTTTCTTAGAACATCCTCAGCGGCACCGACATAGTAGTCGGTTCCCTTGATAGCTCTCTGAGCACCACGAATGTAGTTCTGGTTCTCCCTCATCTTGGCGAAGATTGCCCGCAAGACAGATTTTCTGCGCTCTGGGGGCATGTTTTGTAGGCTCAAAAGGAAAATCTCCTATTTTCTTCGCTTGGACTTTGTCTTGCATGAAACCGCCGCAAGGTAGAGTTAGCAAACTTCTTAGCCACCTATTTCTGGCATAATGACCTTATAGGCCGTATCTTTGTTACCCTTGTGCATCTCTCCTCGCATACGATCAGAAGCACAGCGAGGACAAGGATGCCATGGAGGACCGTCCACACAACCCTTTCCAATGCAAACAGGGCATACATACTCTTCTTCTCCCATTTCAGGAGCATACTCCGTGTGATCCATTTCTCCCATTGTATAGTCGTCCAAGGTCTATCTCCAATCTTTAGTAGATTAAAAACAGAAAATAGTTCTCTTATAGAAGTCATAGAAAATTTATGCAAGCCCTATGCCAGAAAGAAAAGCGGTTGTGCAAAGGCACTAGCAGGCAAGAAGGAGAAGCATTTAGTGCAGATAATACAATCTTCTGAAAATAAAAAGGGCAGTCTCATTGAGACTGCCCCCTAATCCAAACGCATTATCGAACTTCAAACTCCACATGAACCCCAACTACTTTTCCAGGCACAAGCGCTTTTCCACTAACTGTGCCACCAATGGCCAAAATCATTCGGTCATGATCAACATGATTAGAACCATTTGCGTGATAGTCCGTATCAGTTGTATCGACCGCTCGCAATTGTCCATCAGCATGTTCTTGGTAGTAGACAACAAAAGAGTGCCTGTCGTATTCTACTATATCACTAGTTGTTGCCGCAGTATGTTGGATCGGTCTTAAACCAAACAGCTCCAAGTCGTGCCCCTGAACATTCAACACCCTGAAGACAGTAATATTCATTGGATGGCTTTTCATCCAGCCCTTAATAGCAAGAGGGTCAGAAACACCAGGGATATTCAACGGAATATACAGAGTACCATCGGCCCCTACTGCCAAAGTCTGATTGGGGTAACCAAAAATACCCTTTCCAGGCAAAGTAAGAGGTGCAGAAGCTACTGTAAATTCCGAGGATAGGACTGATAACACAACTGAGCCATCTTTTGCAGTAACCCTGATTGAGTTAGGACCTAATGGTAATCCACCAGGTAAGAGCAGTTTGATCCTTTTCTTCCCCTGCCGATCTAAGGCAGCAGAAACTTGAGTACCTGCAGTCCCAAACCACACCATATACGAGCTCCCTGCTTTAAAGAGATCGCTGTATAGCCTGATTGGAACTCCTGTGTAGGCCACAAAGGGAATAACTTTTCCAGGTGGAGGCACAGGAGTATCGCATCCACAACCTGCTAGAGCTCGATTAAGATTTACCAGCAATCCCAAACAGAAAAGCACAGAAACTAAAACCAGCAATTTTCTCTTCATTTAAACATTCTCCTCGCAAAATGATACTGTTTGACCAACCAAATCACTAAATCCCCTTCAATTTTAAAGCAAGAATTGTGCCACCTGTTTTGCGGACGGTTGCTTTCTACCACAGCCCTTGAGCTCGCCTAGTCGTATAGGAAGCAAAAGCCGATTTTGGACTACGAACCAAATAGCGCAGGCAATCGGCCAAATGATCATTGTCTTTAACAACAGCATCTTTATCTGGCAAACCATCGTCACTCATTGGATGGACATAGCCTTCCCCTATCTCATCGAGAAGCTCCTCACAGTCCTCCAGGATATAGAGCTTAGGGCGCCCAGTTTTAGGATCTCGCTCCATCAGCTTCTTAACGTCATCGATTCCCAAGAGAACATTATTGTCAGCCATAGTGAGAGAAATCCCCAAAGCTTCCAACTCTATAGCTTCCTGGAGCCCCGAAGGATCATAGAATACTCCACTCTCCCTGCCAAAGTCAGGAGAATTTTTGATTTGCACAGCATGGTCTTTAAGCAATCTACTCCCTTCCGTTGTTGCATCATGAAAGTATTCGAAATATACAAACCAAACACCCTCTGGGGAAACAGTGCATTTCAAATAGCCAAAGTGTGCACCAAAATCAACAGCTGCGTACCGTTTCCAGGCAGCCGGAGGTCGTTCATGCCCAGTAAGATATTTGAATTGATCCCAACTCAAGATATGCACTTCAGGATTGAAGTAATCTCCGTAAACCAGAGTAGAGTCTGAAGTCTTTCGATTGAACCACTGAGCGAGAATCACATCTCTATCTATCAAAGATATCTTCTCTATGAAATCCTCAACTGGCATCCACCCACGAGAATTGTGAGCAGCTCCCTTGCATAGAGGCACATACTCCCCCTCTCGATTCATATAATGATATGCAGGGCAATCTCCGTGATTCTTATCTCCAAAACACTCTCTTTGACAGGTCTGCATCACCTCCAAGCAACAGAAGTTAAACACTTTGATCCTGCGCTGAGAAGCCTCTTTAAGCAAGCGAGTAACACTTCCGCCAGCCCATTTACGAGTAGAAGCCATAACAGTCTGAGCACGGTATCCATCAGCTGATAAAGCCATGGAAAGCCCCTCTTGAAGAGTGCTCCACTTTATCAGCTCCAACTCGTCGATCCGAACTTTTACCGGGTGGGGGCCATTGAATCCTTTTACACTTCCGGTAATCACCTCTAGAGTAGAACCGTTGGTGGCTTCACTGTAGGACATAAGGTTCTCTACCAAAAGAGAGGAAAGCAGAGGATCTTTGTAATATCCGCAGAAGTAATCATAGCACCGATGTGATTGATCTAGAGTAGCTCCGGCTGATACGATAGTGACTCCTGGGCGAAAGACAAGATCCAGATGGTTCAGGAGACTGAAAATTCTAGTTTTCCCACTACCACGTGATCCGTAGGCAAAAGCGCTAGATGTTCTCTCAAAAAAAATATCGTGCAAAAATCTAAACGGAGAAACATGATTTGGGCAATTCTTTTTCTTTGGAACATCAAAACCTAAGTACTCTTTGATATAGAAATCTAAATCTTCCTTAGTATGCACTCCTTCATAGAGAAAAGTGTGTAGAAGATTTCTTCGTATTTTTTTAGGATCCAATACTAGTGTCATATAACTTCCTTATAAAATCACAGCTTTTGCAGGCACACCAAACAACCCCCATCAAATTTAGCTAGATAATCATAGCGAATAGATTGTTTCCCGTCAACTAACAGAGAAGTCCAAAGATGTAGTTCTCCGGTATAGGGAAACAGGTGGGGTCTCAGAGATAATTCCCATCGAAATAGTCTCCCATCTTCCAGAACCCGATAGTTTTTCCCCGAGCCATCAAATCCTTCTGTGTAAAAAACAGAATTTCGTAGCTCTGGCTCAGGGGAGATCTCAAACCAAAAAAAGTCAAGCATGTCTTTTCTCCAAGCATTATCCATCTCAATACCAGAATTATAGAAGCTAGTATGCTAGAACATCCTAGACAGAGCATTCTAGCATGATAGAGAAGATTTGTATGCTTGCCCACTAAAAAAGCATCTGAAAATCAATGGCAAATAACTGCAATCAATTTTTAGGGACAGCGCCCCACTTTGGCCTTAAAAACGGCTGTTTTTAGGGACAGCGCCCCACTTTCAAGATGCCTATTTGTTGAGCATCTCTCAAGAAGCTCTTCCAGCTTAGCTATCAGGCCAATTACGAAACTTTCTATTGACACATCACACTCCACCTGCCATGATAGAAAGAGTGATCACTCTCGGTGATAGTGATAGCCCTCATAGTGATAACTCTCATCTGGACCCCCACTCGCTACGCTCGTGGGACAGAGTCTACCCGAAGCGGGTAAACTCTGTTCTGAACTTTTATGGTCCTATGAATTTCACCGTACAAAAATTAAAAACGATGATCATGTTCGGAACGCAGTGGAGAACATGATCATCGCCTCTCCCGAGCGTAGCGAGGGAGAGATCAAATCACTCCACTTCTCAGCTTCCCCCCAGTAATCAGAATATTCCTTACTTCTTAACTTCCTTCCTTTCAAAAATATATAGTGAAACCTGACAATGTGGAGTCAGTTTGTCAGGATTATAGTTATACCAAATTAGCAGTAACTGTTGTTTAACTTGGTATAACCGGCTAGTAGGTATCTATACCTAAGCCAGCAAGCCAGGCAATCCCTCGAAACAGCTGAACCAACTTAAAAGAAGGTTCTAGTTTCACAGCTCCTCCTCAGATACCGTGTATTGCAACCCCTCCGCATCTAAGCGATCCTTAATCAAGTCGAGTTCCTTCTTAGGAACTGAGATTTCTCTCCACCCTAGCCCGAATATAGAAAAGTCTTCAATTAGTGGACCAACAACTCTCATGCAACGATTAAAATCCTTGCTAGATCTGAAATGCAAAACTAGCATTGGATATTTCTTAAGAACTGGGTGCTCTCCCATCTCGCCACCCCCATCTTTTTCTAGTGTCTAACACACTATTCTGTAAGATCAGAGCTGCTTCTTCCTTAGTAGTGGCACACATTGTCATGGAATGAACTGCATCATCTCCCTGATCCCAAGAATTTTCTCCTTTTCCAGGAACAGGAATCGGCTTATCCATATCAATAGTGGCCCTGGTTAAAATAAGAGGCCAA